GTCCCATCTGGCTTAAAGAATAAATCCGTTGGGTTGGTTTCCTGACCCTGAACACTAAACAGTTGCAAGAAAACAGCAGTAGAAATATCCCAAGCCGTACTCAAATTGTATTCATTTACATCATCGCCATTACTTCCCGTAATATACATTTTAGTTCCATCGGGCTTGAAGAATAGACCTGATGGACCCAATTCCTGCGCAGCGACACTAAAGAGTTGTATAAAAGCAGCAGTGGAAACATCCCAAGCAGTGCTTAAATCATATTCGTTTACTTCGTCCCCACCAAATCCAATTACATACATCTTAGTTCCATCAGGCTTAAAGAATAAACCCGTTGGGAATGTCTCTTGAGAACCAACATAAAATCTTTGTAGGTACACAGCGGTGCTTGTGTCCCATTCGGTGCTTAACGAATATTGCGACACATCATCACCACCAAATCCTATAATGTACATCTCAGTGCCATCAGGATTAAATGCCACATCCTTTGGCTGGTTTTCCTGCGCAGCCACACTGAACCCGCCGAGGGTGTATTGGTAGACATTTCGGGGGGAAGCCGACCCAGTAATATAAAATGATAAACCGTTAGGATGAATGAACAATCCGTAAGGACTGGTCTGTTGAGCATTAACGCTGAAGTTTTGAACAAATGATGAGGTCGAAATATCCCAAGCAGTACTTAGGTTATATTCGTTTACATCATCGCCATCGGCCCCTACGAAATACATCTTAGTGCCATCAGACTTAAATGCTAACCCGTAAGGTGACCCGTCCTGAGCCGATATGTCAAAACTCTGCAAGAACGTAATTGTAGAAGTATCCCAAGCTGTGCTTAAATCGTATTCCCGAATTGTATTAGCTATTAAATCAGAGAAATACATCTTTGTTCCGTCTGGATGGAAAACCAATCCAGAGGGTCTTGCACCAAGGGAAGTGGCTTGCGAAAAAGAAGCTGTAGAAATATCCCAAGCTGTGCTTAGGTCATACTCGTTGACATCAAGCCCCGCGCTACCAACAACATACATCTTCGTACCGTCTGGCTTGAAGGATAGACCAAATGGCTGTGTTTCTTGCGAGGCAATACTAAAGGTTTGGAGGTAGCTGGCGGTAGTTACATCCCAAGCTGTGCTTAAATCGTACTCATTTACATCATCGCCGTCATAGGCAAGGATATACATTTTAATGCCATCCGCTCTAAAGAACAAATCAAAGGGTTGATTGCCTGTGGCAGAAACATCGAAACTCTTACCCGAATACCGAGCGGTAGACAAATCCCAGCCATTTGGATCATCATAATAAGCATAGGACAAATCCCAAGCACCAACGTCACCGCCACCAGCACCAGCGGCAGCTTGCAGCATTTTCTTTTTAGTAGCCATATCTATAGCTCCTTATGCTGGTGTTGCGATTGCTTGACCTGCTGTAAAGCCATACCAAGTCGTCCCACCATCACGGGTAGAGAATACAAATACATCCACAGCAGAAGCAGTGTCAGTTAGCGTTGGTGCTGTGGCATCTGGGAAGTCTACAGACGAAGGCCAAGTGACCGTGTAGCCACTAGCTGAAGCGTCTTGGATGATCTCGACAGACATCGTGTAAGCTGTGCCGCTTGCTGGTGGATTGCTGAACGTGAACGTAGTGTTCTCTGTGAGTGTGTGGCTGAACGTGTTGCCTGTCTCACAGTTGACTGTGGTAGCGTTAGAGGTTGATGTGACAGCGGCGTAGGTCTCGTTGTAGCTGTCGGCTATAAACTCGCCTGTTACGTCTACGCCTACTGAGGTTGTTTCTAACTTCTGCGAACCATCGTAATATAACTCAACCTCAGCAGTTGGCCTTGCTAATAACATACGGTCACCTGAAGCAGCCGTTAATCTTACATCTGTGCCGTTTGTTGAAATGTTAAGCTGACCTGTCCCTTCATCTTTAATGTAAGATGATGCGCCAGAATGATAAATCTGTAGGTCAGTTGCATCACCAAATTGAGCCTTTGCATTGTCAGGAAAGTTGACGTTACCTACCCCTCCCGCAGTGACAACCTTGGACGCTTCAACGGTGCCTAGCGTCGTGATGTCGTTGTAATTCAACTCAGCCGCAGTCGCCGTGACACCCAAGTTGGTCAAAGCCGCCGCAGCGTCTACCAAGTCCGACAGATTGTTAGACTCCAATAAATACCGCGCATCTGACTGCGCTTTTGTGTAAGTGTCTGTGACGGTAAATGTCGCGTAAGCAACTACGTCAACGCTGTCACCCGCCGCTGCACCCGACGCTAACACCACAGAAGTGCCGTTCGTGGCGGTGTAATCTGCCGTGTCCTTGAGCAGAACACCGTTCTGATAGACTGAAATGTTGCCCGCGCTGTATGTAACAGAAAACGAGGTTTGCGCCGCTGTCGCTGTAAACGAGGTAACGTCAATTGTATTGGACGCGGCAGAGCCCGCTGTAATTTCTATAACACTTGCGCCAGAACCAGCCCCATCGCAGTACACAATAGAAGAACTGGTATCAAGAATGTCTACAGTGCTTCCCGAACCCTGAGAAATCGTAATCGTTTGGCCACTATTGTTCTTGATAAAGTAAACTTTTTGAGCATCGTTGGGTGCAATGGTAACTGTGACTGCAACTCCGGGGGTTCCCCCAAAGACCAACACCTTACTCATACCGTCCGATATGGTTCCATCTGCTGTAGTGACAGTCTCTGTCGCCCCCGTAAGGGTAATGTTAACCACACCGTTAGTTAAACGGTCGATGATGTCAAAGTTCGTGTTTGTAGACGAGCCCCAAGTGCCGGACTCATCACCCGTGGCGATCTTTTTTATCCCGCCGTTCGAAGTATAGGTAGCCATGTTATTACCTTACGCTGCTATTTCAGTCCATGTTACACCAGAAACTGGCTCTTCCTCAGACCAGATACTGTCTGGATCAGGAGTAACACCTGTCCAAACTGTCCCCGGATCAGGGATTATTTGATCGTAAACTAACACAGAACCAACTCTTGCGCTAGAGGAAAGACCTGTGACGCTAATCCGTACACTTAGTTTGGTTTCTACTGGACCAAGTTCTGTCTGAGCCAGTATTCCAATATTGTTTACGGGGACACGTTGGAAGGTTCTGAGTTCTACAGTGCCTACAGTACCTGTACCTTCGACCCCTGTTATTTGAATATTCGGCGCGTCACCAATAATGCTGACATCACCAATTTCAGGAATCGTTGCCAACCCTGTTACATTTACATCAACACCCGTGCCTGCGTTGATGAGTACACTTCCGACGCCGCTCTGTGCCTCAAGTCCAGTGGCGGGAGCGTAAGCGTTAATGACAACACTTACTCCATTAACCGTAGCAGTGCCCAATAGAGACGCTGTGACCGGAACGGTTATACCTGAACCCTCCACAACAGTAACCGAGCCAACCGACATTGTTGCTTGGATACCTGTTTGAGGAATGTTCTGATCAGTCCTAAGCGTCACTACGCCAACGGCAGAAACACCTGACAATCCGTCCGTAATAATAACGCCGTCACCTGTAACAGTAACGGAGCCTATTGCAGTTGTAGCCTGTATTCCCGTGACATTAACAGCAATATTTTCGCGAACGACCGCAGCACCAACTTGGCCCTGAAGTGCCGTTATCTGAGACTTTTCTCCGCCCCAAGAGGTCTCGCCCCATGAAAGCTCACCCCACCCGTTGAGAGTATGACCCACGCGGACAGGGACTGCTTCACTCCAAGCACCCTCTCCCCATTCGCCACGACTCCAGCCAGTGATGTTCGCCACAGGGAAACTCCCTACGCGATACGGATTAGAGCGTTAGTCGCGTCAGCCGTTGGGAACACAATCTGGAAGTCGCCCGCTGTAGAAGACTTGTCCGAACCAAAGTCCAGAACGACAACCGAATCCGTTGTACCTGAGCCTGCACCCGTTGTGGTGTTGTAAATCAACGCACCACGAGCCGTGATTGTAGCAGATGTAAACGTCAGGTCTGCAAAGTCTGTGAACGCAGTGGTTCCAGAAGTCGTAGGAGTTACGTTAGTCAACGTGCCACCACCCGCGGCATACGAACCGGAGTCTCCGACTTCGTTAGTCGCAGTGTAGTCCGTCGTCGCTGCCGTAAAAGAAGCGTTGTTATCATACAAAGCCAGCTTGAACGTGTCGCCTGTAGAGTTTGTAAAATTGTGACTACCAGTAAGCAATTGCTGCTTAAAGGAAGTACACATAAAGTTTCCTGTAAAGGCCATAGTTAGAGTCTCCTTATAAGTTCAGCCAGTTCGGGGTTTCCCGCATCCTTGAGTGCATTATACACAGTTGTGCGGTCACTGCGAATAGCCTGTCGCATGTAATATGCAACAAGCGTTTCAATGTGTCTTGAAAAGGCACGAGCCTGATCGCGTATTCCAGATTCTGCGGTGTCCGAAACTGAAATAATCTTATCAACACACTGCTCCGCTAACTCTTCGGGAGTAAACCCGCGGTTATCCGTAGTCTTTACCCCAATAACAGGGGCATCTTTGTTGATATCTACTTTGAACTCAAACATTACTGTTTTGCCCTTATAACCTTACCTGTCCGGTATTCATCTGTTGTTTCTTTGGCCTCACCCAGCATCTTAATGCCATTTACAGCCTCTTGAAACCTTTGAGTGTACATAGCCATAACATCTTGTTCGCCTTTCATGTAAATGTAGGCTTCAACAAGCGCCCCGTACAACATAGCCATTTCAGCATTTTCACTGAGCCATGTTGTTCCACTTTCTGAACCCGCAGTCAGACTCAAGGGTCGATAGAAATAATGAAGTTCTGCGGTGTAATTTTGCCCAACCGCAGGAGCGTTTGGAGTTGGAGCCAAAAGAAAATTATCTACGTCAAAAACACCATAGTAACGAGGTGCGCCTGTTGTCGTGTCGTCTGGAGTGTAGCTTTGCAAGAAGCTGGGGTCTTTAAACTCAACAAAGAACCTGTCTTGATCAGGACCCCGCAAACTTAAAGAAAAAGGGGCAAGAAAGTCCGAAGGGACTGCTAAATAAGGGTTACTAGCTGTAGTCGAAGCAGTGGAGTTTTTTCTGAATAAGCTAAGTTGTACATTCTTTAAGATCCGTTCTTCTGCCTGCCTAATAAACAAAGGCAAGTTCGTGACGAAAGATGTCTCGTCGTTTTCTGTGTAATCTTGAATAGCCTGCTTTAGCTGTGCGTATGTAAAACTCATGTTGTCACCACCGTTACTGTTCCAACTGAACCCTGAGCCACCAAATTATTAGGTGTTAGGCCACCGTCTCCCACCATTCCAACCGGGTTCCAACCCCATTGAATGTTATTTTTTTGAGATACGTTTTGCTCAGGACGAGGATTTCTTAATGCTTGAGGGTCAGGGGTGGCGCGAATTGGCTCCAACTGAGGCTGTTTAGCTTCCCACTCATCTCTTCCAACAAGAAGCCCATTCCACTCACGACGCATGTCTCTTAGGCGATACCTGAAGCCAGATCGGTCAGATATACCATAAGCCCATTTCCCTGTTGCAAACTTAGACAATTCTATAATTCCTCAAGCTAGGAGAAATTTGAAAAGAAGCCCTGTCTCTGTCTTCGTCTATGGCGCGTCTCATTTCTTCTTCGTAAACAGCCTTGAGCATTTGAACGCGTTCAGGAGCCCTTTTTAAAGAAATATAATAAGCTAGACCTGCCGACAAGCAGGGATAGAACCTAAACGGAACGTCTACAGTATTTGTCATCGTATCTGCATCATCTATGCGAGTAAGACAATTATAAATCAAAACATCTGTAGCGTTATCAGGGACGGGCCAAACCTGAAGATCTGGGGTAATTTGTCTATTTAAGAAAAACTGAGTTACACGACCAGTAGATTCTTTTGTAGGGATAGATAGGTATTGATCTCGGCTAACTCTATCTATCGTGTAGTCTGTAGTACCACGACGCACAACAACAGCCAAAACATCTATTATGTCTGCGTCCAATGGATAAACTCTCTGGCCCTCTACAACAGTCAGCGTTCTTTCCTTAATAGTCCACTGATTTAGGCCCCTGTTGGCCCAATCTGCAAACATTATGTTCAAAGACCGCTTTGCTGTCTTTAAGTCGTAACCAGTTCGGGCCTCCAAGCCACACCGCTCAAATGCCTCTTCAACGTATTCCGCTACGTCAAGTTCAAAATCTGCGGAGCCAGATACAGTCATGTCTTTTTCCTTCTAAGCGGCTTAACACGCTTTGGCTTTCCTGCGGGTTGTCCAAGACGCTTCTTCTGAGATACTCTACTACGCTTTTCAGCAGATGTCATCTCCGAAGCTGTTTTAGGTGTTTTAGAGCTTACTCGCTTGCTTGGTCGGCAGTAAGGAGTGCTTCTTTTTTCACCCTTTTTACGACCACATGGCTTGCCAGTCTTGACATCTTTCCAGTCTTCTTTGAACCAGCGCTTGAGTGCAGCACCTTTTTTTGTTTTCCGAACAGCCATTAGCCCAACCTTGTAACTTTACGACGATCAGTCATTACGCTGCCACACCCATTCGCAATAGCTTCTCCACCCTTCAACATGCGTCGAACTGGACGTTTGCGATACTCATTTGACGGCATTATCTCGCCACCCATAGCTTTTTTCACAGGCTTTTTCTTACTGTTACCCCAGTTCTTTGCGCCAACTTTACGACACTTAGCGATTGCCCCGCTTGCGTATGCGCTTGGGAATACTTTGTACCTTGCTTTTACTTTTTTGTAACACGCGTCTTTTGGCATTTTTCTTCACCTTTTTCTTCATGGGCGGCTTAGTCACCTGTTGGGACATTTGAGAACGACCAATCGCCATTACTTAGAAAGCCCCAACAAAGCTTCTATAAGCATATCGCTGTTCATAAAGCTCGCGACTAGAAGCGCACCAACGATCATCCATTTTGCTTGAAACAAGGTAACTTTTACTTCTTTCATATCGTCCTTTAACCTATCGACGCTATTTACCAAATGATCTTGTTGAGTTTGGAACTTTACTAATTCCAACTCTAAGTCGTGAACACTTTTGTCGGCCATCAGCATTTCCAACGCTTTCTAGCCTGCCTTAATCGGCTATTTGGATCTTTTGCTGCTTTAGGAAACTTTTTCATTTGACCAGCAGAACGTGCGCAATAAGACTTACGGCGCTTTGCTGCGGCGCTTCCCTTTTTAACCTTGCCAGTTACAGCAGTTTTTAGCTTAGAGCCGGGGTTTGCTTTTTTATACGCCGCAACACCCTTTTTAGTCATGCCTGCACCAGATTTGGTCTTACGGTAATTACCGCCCTTACCAGTGGTTTTGCGTATTGGATTTTCCTTCTTGCGAGCCATGTTACCTCTGCACAAACAAAGTTAGCGTTACACCTTCTGGTACTACACCCCAAAGGCCGTTCTCAAAAATTATTCCATCACCGGGAATTTCCATTCCAAAAACTCCTTTTCCAGACTCATCTAACTCTAAAATAATAGATCCAGACGCGGCAGAAGCATTGTCATAAATAAATGCTTGATCAGTCGCGCCTGGTTCGTGATTTATAATAAAGCCCATTAAACGACCACGACCTGAAGCGAACGATCCAGTATCGTGTCTGTGAACCGCCTTGACTTCATTTCCAGCCATTTTGACTCCTTATGACAAAAAGATTGTCAAATCGTTATTGGCACCAGTAAAAGCACTTACATATGCTCCACCCGTCGCCAAAACTCCATCGTCAGGAATGTTTAAAACGTGCATTCCCACAGGAAACGGTTGTTCAATTAACGTCTCTCCTGAGTTAGAGCCATTTTTTATTGTAAAACTGCCAGCGGTTTCCGCGTACATTACAACTTGTCGAATGCGAGAGCGTTCAGGCCCAACAACAGCGGCTGTTGTGCCTTGAGGCCAAGCATAAGCCTTTACTGGTCCTGCCATTATAGCCTCCTATTAAGATAGTGCAACGCCAACAGCAGTAACCCAAGCCGCGCCTGTATTTATAACGATACAGTATTCGTCGTTGCCTGCGCCGTTGTCGCTAACCATGTAAGCTGTACCAACAGCAACATCGCCAAAAGCTGGCAAGTTAGCAGTTGTAACTACGGGGATTTGGAAACCGTTGTTGGAACGAACGGGTCCGGAAAAAGTCGATAGAGCCATCTGAATCTCCTGTCGTGGCTAAAGTCAGCCGCACCATGCGACTGTCAGGGATATTTACATGATACAGATGTTTTAAAAAAAAGAAAGGGGCCACCGAAGCAGCCCCTACCTTAATTAAGTTCTAACCGGATTAGGCTCCGGGTGAACCAAATACAGCGCGTGGATCGGAATAGCCGAAGCTATAACGCTCACGAGCTTTAAAGCGCATGTTGCCTGTGTCGAAATCAGCTTCCATGTTTGTACGCATTGGTGAGCGTTCAAAATGTTTAAAGCCGTTTGGAGCATCAGTTTTAATGAACCAAGCGTCTGGGTCTGTCAAGAAATGGTTAACACTGTAACCTTCAGGAAGCATACCCATGTTGCGAACTGCGTTGATATCATTATCAGCAGTTCCAACGCGAAGAGTTGATTCCAGCAAACGATCTGCAACGAATTGCAGTTGTGGTGGAATAATCATCTTCATGCCGCGAAGAGCAATGATCATGTTACGCTCGTCAACGAACGTCGAAATATCAATGAGAGCGTTCTCAAGAGAAGTTTCGTTTAGATCAGACGCTACTGCTGGCTCGTTGCGGAAGGTTCCGCCACCAGCAAGAGGGTGTGCCGCTGAACAAAGTTCAACACCGTCACCACCAGTAAAGTTTGCATCAAACGCATTGTTAAGCGTTGCAGCAGCTTTAACTTGCTTAGTGTGAGCCATAGAGCGTGCCAAAGCACGAGTATAACGAGCGCCAAGGCGGTCATACAAGTTATCTTCAACAGCTTCTTCGGTAAGCGCAAATGCAAGGGCAACTGTTTCGTGTGAGTAACGAGCAGTGTACGCTTCATTTGCATTGTCAAACTCAACGCCAGAACCTTCTGCTTTTGAAGGTGCATTGCCAAATCCGACGAGCATGACCTCCTCTTCAAACGCACGGTCTGAAGACTCGGTTTCGTAGATCGCAGCATGTTCGTTTTCGTAACGATCATACTCCATGCCGAACAAAGCGTTGAGGCCCGGTTCTAGCTCTTTGACCAGTTGTGAACGTGAAATAGCCATAACTCAGTCTCCTTATGCCAGACCCGCAGTGCCAGCACTGAACAGGTGGTTATTGATTTTTACGATCACATTAGTGTTCGCGGCGGAAACATCGCTATTCTCAGGATCTTGAGAAATGTCGATTGCTTTAAGTGGCAAGCCAGCGGTTGTAGCACCAGTTGTGACATCAATCTCAGTACGAGAATTTCCACTTACTGTGCTACCTGCTGTTGCGTCCACGATATCAAAATTGCCAAACAAGTCAGCTACAGGGAATGCAGCGTCTGCTTGGATTTCGAAAGTCGCGGCTGGATCATCAATAATATTTGCAAAGATTTCAGTTCCAGTTGCGGAAGCAGGCCAATAGTTTGAGTAAACTATATTGCCATTCGGGTCTACATATGAGCAGCCGTTAAATACACCCAAAATCAAATCTGTGTTGCCAGCAGGCACACGAGTAATTGTTCCGTTTGTAGCAACCGTTACTAGGTCGCCTTGGAAAATACCTGTGTTGTAGCCTGAAGCAATACGATACCGATTTTGCCGCTGAGAGCTAGTGCTCGTGCGGACAGGGCGAAGGCCGAAAGGGGCGTCTTGATTCGCCATTTTACTTATCCTTCAGTTTTACTCCGAGAACCAAAGCTCACGGATGATTTGCGTTGCGCTGCCAGTTTAGGCATCGCCGGGTTGTTTTCGCGCATCCAGTCACGGTCAACGGCTTCCATTTGGTTATTGGTAACACCTTGATAGTGATGATTTCTCTGATCTGCCATTTCGTTGGGGATACGCGCCAATACTAAACCGCCAACACCAATGATGCCTGCGTTGCGTCCCTCATCTACTACTGGTCCA